TCACCTTTAACAGGCGCTGCTGAAAAACCGGATAATTTGGTTTCCTCTTCAAATGACCGGTCTGACGACTCGGTTTCGAAGATTTCAGCGTGCTCTTCGCCATATTTTGCGTACTCCATGCCGAACAGAGCGTTCAGTCCGGGAAGGAGTTCTTTCAGTAGCTGGGCGCGTGAAATAGCCATGTTACATCACTCCTTATACGCCAGTCGTGTTGCTATACTGGTGACCTGCGTTCCATTTGACGTAGGCCTCAGTGTAACCACCCGAGCTGTTTTTCGTTTCCTCAACCAAACCGACGATGCGGAAAGGAAGAGTGTTTGTTGTTGCAGACGTATCGGAGATCGCGCCACGGGAGTTACCCGAAGTAGAATCGCCTGTGTTGTCTACACCAGCGACGTTCGCACCGATGTCTGTCAGAGCCAAGTCACCGATAGTTGTACCCGAAGATACGACGGCGGCTTTGAACAACAGGTCAGTTGCGTCTGCAACGTAGGCGACAATGTCGGACGCAACAGTATTTGCTGGGAACGACTGGCTATACAATTCATAACCCAAGTTTGGATCAGTGTATTTGCAGCCCATGAAGACACCCACAGGTGTCATTGCGGCGTCAAACGCATCGCGCTCGACAGTACCACCGGTGACAATTTTCACGGCATCCCCGAAGAAAATCGTAGTGTTATAACCACTAGCAATCTTCATCGAACGATATACACCCCCTACAAAAGGGGTCCCGCTCAACAGTTTCACCGGAACCAGACCGTAAGGTCCGCTAACAGTAGGATAAGCCATCTTTAGCTCCTATTAAGTTCCGTTACCAAATGTGACCTTCGTTTTACGCTCGTTAAAGAGCGGCATACGAGGATCGTTCTCACGCATGAAGTTGTTGTCCACCGAGTGCATCTGAGACTTAGTTTGAGTATTGTAGTATTCCGTACGCTCCTCAACCAACTCTGTAGGTGCCTTACACAGCATAAGCCCACCAATCACCACGTTATCAGCAAACCGATCGTTTTCGATTGTAACCATGGTAATTTCTGGGTGATTTGCCGCTTTCACGGGTTCCCAACCTTCACGCAGTTTCGAAGAAACGTTAGTGGCGTCGGCTTGACCTTGGGTGCTTACGCGAACCCAGTGAAATTCATATCCATCTTCAGGAGTCGGCGTTGGAAGTGTTTCCGGGCGCTGCCAGCTCCGTTTACGGACGTTTTTATCGCGAGTCTCAAGCTCACGGTTGATACGATTCTCAGCCATTTTGTTTCCTCATGTCTAATGCAACCTGTTTGGCGTACTGTTGCGGGGTAAGTCCAAGCCTCTTCGCGATCTGCACTTGGGTTCTAGTTAGTGTCACCTTCTTCGGCGCAGTACTGCGCGTTGCTGGTGCTACAACCTGTGCTTTACGCTTCGGCTCCGGGGCCACCTCGACTTCTGTTTCGTCTCCCTCGAACTGATCTGGGAAGACCTGACGCATACGAGAATTAATCTTCTCGTAGTATTCACTCTCTTGAGGGCTGATGCCCTCTTTGACGAGTTTGTTATGCAGCCCCAGCGCAAAACTCGTCATCTCATCGTCTGATCCGAACCAAGGATTATCAGTTTTCCAATCCAAGGCCCGCTTGTCGACCTGTGGAGCCGGGGCGGGTGTAGATGCTTCTGGTGCCGATTGTACAGGCGTTTCGTCTTCCTGTAAAGTTGGTACCTTGATGTTTGCTAACCTATCGAGCTTAGACTTAGCATCGGAGAGCTTTTCTTGCGCTTCGAGCACAGCGTCTGCGTCCCCAGAGTCATAGGCGGTTTTGTATGCAGTTTTAGCAGAAGTTAGCTGCGTCTCTGCATTCTTCTTTGCCTGTGCGATAAGAGCCGTTTGACTCTTTGTGCTACTTGTTTTGAGTTTTTTATTCTCTTCCAGTAGCTGCTGAGTGACGCGCTCCAATTCTTCTCTAGCGCGTAATGCCTCTTCTTTCGCCCGCCGTTCGTCATGATACCCCTTACTAAAGTGCTTGATGCGTTTACGAACCTTATCGGAATAATCTTCCAGTTCTTCATCAGTAACTTCTTCAGGTGGATCGGATGGCTTGCGGTTACGATCTGCTTTCGGCGTATCGTCAACAACGTCTACGTCAAAGTCATCATCGTCATCAGCGGGCTTCTTAGCCTTCTGCTTAGGTGTTTCTTCCACATCTACTTCGACTTCGCCCTTTTTAGCTTTACCAGAACGATTCATTGGCTCCGCGGACGAGGGTTCAATCTCGATGTCTACTGTCTCTTCCTGATTATCAGGAAACTCGTATTCTACTTTTTGAAACGGCATTGTGCATCTCCCTATGCGCGTGTGATACCCCGAGGATCAGCCACGACTGCCTCAATCGAATCGTCATTCATCAAACGGTACTCAGTACCCCCGATGGTAAACCGTGTGCCAGAGTTCATGCGGAACATCACATAGTCTCCGGTCTTACACCAAGGGCCATCAGGAAACCGTGCTTCATCTCCATAAGCATCATTGCCCATATCCACGACCAACCCGATAATAGACATGATGTGATCTCTGCCACGTTCAGAGTCGGTTTTAAGGATACTTGTTCCCTCATAAGTGTCCGCGACCTGCGGCAAAGCGATGAGCAGGCGGTAGCCTACTGGTTTAGGGAGTTGTTGTTCAAACTCTTGTTCTTCGCTGATTTTAACTGCTGCTTTAGTCATCGTTGTCATCCATATAGTTGCGCGAGAGGTCTTCGATGTAAGACTTGCTGGCTTCGAGACCCCGAATTAAGCCAACAATTTCCCTGTACGCGGCGTAGTCCTTTGGAGCACCCCCGGTCAGGTATACTTGTGCGGACGAGATTTGCTCGTCGATGTTATTTGTAAGCACGTCAAAGACGGTTTTTGCCATATGTTATTCACCTTCTCCTCTAGGTTTTTTCTGTGTCAACCTCGCCATTTCCACGGCGGTCTTGACTTGCGCCTCACGGCGCGCTCGGTCCATCTCCACACCTTTTACTTCGGCGTTGATAGCGAGTTCGGTTTTATCAATGTTGATTTCTTCAGCCTTCATCATAGAATCTGCAGCTGCCTTAGCTTTCTGCAGTTTGAGCTGTTCATTACGTAGCGCGGCGTCTGTTTGGTCTTTCTGAGACTTACGCTGTACTTCCTGCGCTTTGATCTGGAGCTCAGCCTGCTGCATCTGGATGAGTGGGTCTTTGGCCTGCTCTTGCGCCTTTTTCTGCGCAGCTTGCTGCTGATGGGCCTGCGTAAGCTGTTTACCAGCGTCCGCAACCAGACGAGACAGTTGTACTTCGACTTCCTCGGGCATCTCTTCGTTTGGTGCGGGTAGCGGCGCGCCAAGACGTTCTTCGATCTGCTGACGGTACTGGAAGCCAAGGTGCTCGGCGATGTGCGCCTGCAAGGAAGCAAGAATCTGCTTCGCCTGCGGGTTTTGCCCGATCATCTGGGCGATCATGGGGTCCTGCAGGAACGCTGTATGCGTAGCAATGTGCGCTTCGTGGTCCTGATAGATAAACGCTTTCATCGGCTTGCCGATTAGCGCGTCCATGTTCTCGCTGATTGGGTCTGTAGGCTTCGCATCTTCGCGTGTCGGAACGATCTTGTCTGCGTTCTTGATACCCAACACCTCCATCATCTCACGGTGCAGCATAGGCAGATCATAAATCTGAGGCGCCTGCTGAGCCATCTGGAGCACCGCTTGGTACTGGACCACCCGCTGAGCCATTGTAGAGCTGTTAGGGTCGCTGACAGGGATCACATCCACCATCATATAGTCCATCTGACGCGCGCTCACCTCGCCTCTCTCAGGCACGTAAGCGTACTCTGTGGGGGCGTGCTCGGCAATAATAGCCTTGAGGAGCTTAAACTCCTGCTTCATCGCGTAGTGGACGCGTGCTTGGACCGCTGCCATAGGCTTCAGAGTGCGCTCAAGCAGGGCGAGTGTGGTGCCCACAGGCGCATTTGCCGACATATCCGATATATTCAGGTCAGAGATAGCCCCGAGGCGGCGTCCTTCCTGTGTAATACGGTCTAACAACGTAAGGAGTGTTTGGGACGGCTCTTTATAAGGCAGAGGCATGATGTTGTCGCGGATTGACCCCGACGGCACGTCTACATCCTTAAATTCACCCGGCTCGATAGGCGAATCGTCGCCTTTGATGCGCAAACCACGTGTTTTCAAGCCCCCCGGCAGGTTCGACAGTGTCCCTGCGTCCACCAACTGGCGGATAAGTGCTGTCCCTGCGCGAGAATAACCCCCGATGATGTGAATCAGGCCCAAACCATAGAAGCCAAAGCCCGGAACATAGGGATAATGTACGAAGAATTGGTTTTTTAGGCGTAGTGTGTCTTCTTCGTCGTAGTTACGACGCACTGCGAGGACCTCACCTGACCCACGCTCGATGGTAACGACGTACGGTTTGGGCAATTCGTCCTCATCGTCGACCCCGGGGACGTTCATCTCCACGTGACACTCGTATAGAGCGTACCGATTGTCGTCAGTTAGGTTAAACCCGCCTTCTTCGGCCTTCTTCTCCTCAATATCGGAGTGATATGGGACCGGATCACCCAAATCGACGTCGCGATAGAAGCCCCCAGCCTGTAATTTAGCCAGCTCGTTCTTAGTTTTACGCATGACGTGTGTCACACGCTCAGCTGTCTCTAGGTGACTGGCGCCATACGGCACAATCACGTCCTCTGCGGGAATGTAGATAGACACTTGACGGCCCATATTCGGGTCGAAGTACACTTTTTTGAACGCGGAGCCAGCCAAACCAAGGCTGTAGAGCATCCGCTCGTGTTCAGACCGGTACTCGACCATCCGCTCGGTGATCTCGTAGTTCATATCGGCCTTGACGCGCTGTGCGGCCTCAATCTTCTCTTTGTTCTCGCTGCCGAGGACCTTAACCTTCACAGGTCCCGCGGCTGGAAACGTCTCTGACATGGCCTCAGCTTGGAACCGTATGGCGGCTTCGGCGAGGATTGTGGAGAACACCCCACACGCGCCTTCCCAAGGCTGCGTACGCTCCTCGTATTTGAAGCCAAGCACGTCCAGACCCTGTACGTACGAGTCCACCCAGTCTTTCCGACTGTCCATATCGGCCTCGATAAGCCCCACCAAGTCATCAGACAGCTCCTGCAGGTCACCTTCTTCCATGACATCCGCGAGGTTAACGTCGAAATCTGCCATGTCGCTAAGTTCGGCGTCGGGAATTAGAGTAATCTCCATGTCCCCGTTCTCGAGAGTCACGGACTCTGGGTTCACAATCTCGATCTCTAGGTCAAGTTCTTGACCTTCTGTTTCCATTTCTTCGTCTTCCAGACCCATTGGGGCAGAATACATTCCTTTTTCGATAGCCATAGCCTAATCCTCAGTAGAAACCGCCCCGGCGGTGTTTGAAATATTGAACCTCTTCCGGTTCATCAGACGGCAGTCGAATAAACCCACCGTTACGGAACCGCATCAGTGCCATCACTGTAGCATCAACGAGGTCATCATGCGACATAAACGGAAATCCAGCGATTTCCTCTACAACTTCTTCGGCCCAGCGAGTCTGTGGTACCCAACAGATACCTGATGCCACGATATCTGCAACTGAATTTAGTCGGGCCAACTTGTCCCCTGACCCACGGTGCGGAGTAAACTCCTGCACGGGCATACCTGTGCGGCGTAGTTCTTGATACAGCGCCGTACCCGCACTCTTTTTCTCCACGATAAACGAGTCAGGCTCCCACTCCTGATATGTCTCCATAGCC